GGCTGTTGTAATACTACCACCTCTTGAGGAAGACAATGACCAAACGGAGGGGTAATGCAGTACGTACAAAAGTTAAAGCAGTGGGCAGAAAGCCTTGGGGCTACGATCACTCTGTCGATTCAAAAGGTTCAGGATGGTATATTCCAGATCTTGAAGCATTTGAACGATTGGATAGTGCGATTGTGCAAATACGTGATGGGGGTCATTCGGTTAGGAAAGTAGCATCGTGGTTAGAAAATGAAACTGGTAGAAAATTGTCTGCTACTAGGTTACATAAGTTGGCATGGACTAAAGAGGAGTTGGAAGATCGGAGAAAGTCTCGCAGACGTTTATTATCTCCCAGACAGCGAAAGATTGAAGACCTCAAAAATACAGAAAAGCAAACTAGAATCAAAGCAGATCAAGCAAAACGAAGATTAAATAAAGCATTAAAAACAGGTACTGTTGAACCAGAAGTATTAGATTTTACAGAGAAGACTGCATCTGAACCTGAAGTTATCTTTAAACCAAACCCAGGTCCACAGACAAGGTTTTTGTCAGCTAATGAAAGAGAAGTATTTTATGGTGGTGCTAGAGGTGGAGGTAAGACATATAGCTTACTGATTGCACCATTAAGGTTTGTAGATAAACCTGCTGCTAGAATGTTACTTATTAGACGTTCTATGCCTGAGTTAAGAGATGTTATATTCCAGACGCAGCAATTATATCCAAAAGCTGCACCTGGAGCTAAATGGAAAAGCCAAGAAAACACTTGGTACTTTCCTAGTGGAGCAAGACTAGAGTTTGGATATTGTGAGAACTTACAAGATGTTCTAAGGTATCAAGGTCAGTCTTACTCTTGGATTGGAGTAGATGAGTTACCACAGTATGCAAGTCCTGATGTTTGGCACTTTTTAAGATCATCTTTGCGTACTACAGATCCCACTATTCCTCTTCATATGAGGGCTACTGGAAACCCTGGTAACGTAGGATCTGCATGGGTCAAGAAAGTTTTTATAGATCCTGCTGAACCAGATACTAGGGTAACTGAAAAAATAGAGTATGAGTTAGACGGTAAAACATTAACCAGCGAGATAACTAGAAAGTTTATTGCTGCATCTGTATGGGATAATCCGTACCTGACACAAGACTCTAGTTATGTTGCAATGCTTGCTTCTCTACCTGAAGTTAAGAGGAAGCAGTTCTTATATGGCGATTGGGATGTAGTTGAAGAAGGTGCTTTTCCTGAGTTCGATAAGACGGTGCATACGTGCGAAAGTTTTGAGATTCCGAAGGGCTGGACAAAGATTAGAGCAGCCGACTTCGGATACGCGGCCCACTCCGCTGTTCTTTGGGGGGCTGTTGATTTTGATGGTTGTTTGTGGATATATCGAGAGTTGTACGTTAACCGTTTGACTGCTGATAAGCTAGGTCAGATGATTATGGAAATAGAAGAGAATGATGGTAGAATACAAGATGCCCTGTTAGATAGTTCTTGTTGGGCTAAACGAGGTGATGTAGGACCATCAATCGCAGAAACAATAAATAGAGAAGGTTGTAGATTCAGACCATCAGACAGATCCCCAGGTTCTAGGGTTGCAGGTAAGATTGAAATGCATAAACGTCTGTTGGTTGAAGAAGAGACAGGAGAGCCGAAGTTAAAAATATTGCAGAACTGTAGAAATCTTATCAGTCAGTTAGCTGCACTACCAGTAGACTCACGCAATCCCGAAGACGTTGATACCAAAGCTGAAGACCATTTGTATGATGCATTAAGGTATATGATAATGTCTAGACCGACTAATGTAAGAGTAGCATACGAGAACACACCAAAGAGAAGGTATCAACCGTCCGATTCAGTATTTGGATATTAATATGGAAGTCTTTGTATATATACTTATAGTTTTAGCATTAATGCTTGCTGCTGGTGTATTTATATGGGCTGCATACTCAAAGGACTGACATGAAGAAACCTAGAAATTATCGCAAAGAGTATGTTAGAACTCAAGGAACAGCTAAAGGAAAACTAGATAGAGCTGCAAGAAACAAAGCTAGAAAGATGTTAAATCCTCCAAAAGGTATGGAGGTACATCATAAAAATGGTAATCCTAGAGACAATAGAAGAAAAAACCTAGCAGTTGTATCAAAGAAACTAAATAGAACCTTGCAGCCAAAAAGGAAAAAATATGGTAGACAAAAATGAGTTGAGTGCCTTAGAAGAAAAAACTGAAGATGAACGTCCTTATGATAGTTTAGTTGGGTACGTTGAAGCTCGTTTTGAAAGAGCAAGAACACGAAGATACTCTGATGAAGAACGATGGGTACAGGCATATAAAAACTATCGTGGTATATATGGGCCTGACGTACAGTTCACAGAAACAGAAAAGTCTCGCGTATTTATTAAAGTAACTAAGACAAAAGTTCTAGCTGCATATGGTCAACTAGTAGATGTTCTGTTTAGCCAGAATAGATTTCCTATTGGTGTAGAGCCAACTACTTTACCTGAAGGTGTGGCTGATACTGTTCACGTAGATCCAAAAGAACAGGAGCAGGAGCAAGCACTAGAACAGATTAAAGATATATATGGTAGCCTTGGTGATGGTAATGATCTACAGCCAGGAGACACTACCGATATGCTTAGAGATAGACTAGGACCACAACAAGAAGACCTAGAAGATATCGAAGGTCTTGAAGAAGGGCCAGGTCAAACACAATCTGCTGTTACGTTTCATCCTGCTATGGTTGCAGCTAAGAGGATGGAAAAGAAGATTAAGGATCAGCTAGAAGAGTCATCAGCTACAAAACAATTAAGGTTTTCTGTATTTGAGTGTGTGCTGTTTGGTACAGGCGTTATGAAAGGTCCATTCGCATTGGACAAAGAGTATCCTAATTGGGATGAAGAGGGTGACTACGATCCTATTATAAAAACAATTCCAAAAGTAGAACATACATCTGTTTGGGATTTCTATCCTGATCCAGATGCATACAATATGGAAGACGCTACGTATACTGTAGAACGTCATCGCATGACTAGACCACAACTAAGAGCGTTGAAGAAACGTCCATTCTTTAGATCAAACGCTATTGATGATGCAATCAAGTATGGTGAAAGCTACAACCAAGAGTGGTGGGAAGAAAGTCTAAACGATAATGATGTTGCATCAGACTTTGGTGGAGAAGGTTTCTCTAGCTACAGTGGTGATGTAGAAAGATTTCAGGTGCTAGAGTTTTGGGGTACAGTAGATAGAGAGATTGTAGAGAACCAAGGTTTAGAAATACCTGAGAAGTTTTTAGAAGATGATGAGATACAGATCAATGCTTGGGTTTGTAATGGAGAGATCCTACGATTTGTAATCAACCCATTCACACCGAAGCGTATCCCATACGTTGCAAGTCCATACGAGATCAACCCATACAGTTTCTTTGGTGTAGGTCTAGCAGAGAACATGGACGATACCCAAACATTAATGAACGGTTTTATGAGATTAGCTGTTGACAATGCTATCTTATCTGGTAATCTATTGATTGAGGTTGACGAGACAAACTTAGCACCAGGTCAGGATCTTACAGTATATCCTGGTAAGATATTTAGAAGACAAGGTGGTGCGCCAGGTCAAGCTATATTTGGTACTAAGTTTCCAAACGTGTCAAGTGAAAATATGATGTTGTTTGATAAAGCAAGAGTATTGTCTGATGAGTCATCAGGATTACCATCATACTCATACGGACAGACAGGTGTTATGGGTACAGGTAGAACTGCATCAGGTATATCTATGCTGATGGGTGCAGCCAGTAACGCAATACGTACCGTGATTAAAAACATGGATGACTATATGCTACGTCCTATGGGTGAAGCATTGTTTGCATTCAATATGCAGTTTGACTTTGATCCAGACATAAAAGGTGATCTAGAGATTAGAGCTAGAGGCACAGAAAGCTTTATGAAGAACGAAGTCAGGTCACAACGTCTTATTAGTTTCCTACAAATTGCAAGCAGTCCTGTTCTAGCACCGTTTGCTAAGTTTCCATACATCATGCGAGAGATAGCAGCAACAATGGATCTGGATGTAGAGAAGGTAACAAACAATCCTGAAGAAGCATTTAGACAGGCTATACTGCTACAGCAAATGCAACAACAGATGGCAGAGCAAAACCCACAACCTATGGATCCAACAGGAACAGGTGGAGGTAATATAGGAACTGGACAAGCACCTGCACCAGGAGAACAAGGATTTGCTACAGGTGGTGGTCCTAATGCAGGAACAGAACAGCAACAGCAACAGGCTCAAGGTGGTCAAGGACAACAACTACCACCAGAACTAATGGCTATGTTGCAACAACAGGCAGGTGGTAATGCTTGATCAGAAGACAGCAAAAGATCTAATACCGTTAGTAAATCAACCAGACTTTGATGAACTATTATTAATATACCTGAATACAAAGAAAGAAGATGCTTATCGTATCCTAGAACAAAGTGATGATGATATAGAAATATACAGAGCGCAAGGACAACTTCACATACTTAAACGTATGGAAAGTATGCGACTAGAAATACAGACAACTGCTAAAGGTAGCTAAAAATTTTGTTTTAGTTACTCTGTTGTTTGTGTTTTTTACAATTGGAGAAATTAGTATGGCTTCAGAAAAAGAAAATCAAGTAATACAAAATATATTAGATATGATTGCTAAAGCAGAGGGAACAACTAAAAGAGAAGGTAATCCCTATGATGCAATAGTAGGTTTTGGAAGATTTCTTAAACCAGGAGACAATGATCCTGTAAGAAACACACCTACTGCAAATAAACCTGTAAGTCAAATGACCTTTAAAGAAGTTAAAGAATTTGGTAGAGCGTTAGTTAACGCTACTAAAGGAAGAAATAAAGATGGCAAGTATAAAATAGGTGATAATGCAAATGGTTCATCAGCAGTTGGTAAGTATCAAATGCTATCTAATTATTTTAATACAGATGGAGATGGAGTTGTAGGAAACTTACAAAAGAAATTACGTGCTAGAGGAGTAAAAGGATTTAAAGATACGGACATATTTAATGAAAGAGCGCAAGATTTATTAGCAATTGAGTTATTAAAAGAAAATGATGGCAAGTTAAATGGTCAAAAAATATTAACAAATTATATTAATAATCCAAATAAACAAACAATTGCCAAACTTATGCAAAAGATAGCTTCAAAATGGGAAGGTGTGCCAACAGCTAAACCAGGTAGAAAAAACTTTCAGAAACGTGAAATAAATTATGCTCAAGCTTTAGACATGATTAGATTACCAGAAAGTCAGTATGAATTTGCTGGTGCTGATGAAAGAGGATTAGCAACAACCAAAAATGAACCACCTTTTAGAAATATGGATGATACAGAAAGAATGCTTGCTGATGAAGAAAACCAAAGATCATTATTGGTATCATCACCTCAAACAAGTATGAGAAATGTAGAATCAAAAGAAGAAGAGGAACGAAAAAATAGAATAGCTAGAAATCAAATGGAGAGGGGTTTTGAAGCATCTTTAGAAGGCAATAAAAGATTAAAAAAAATAGCAATGGATTCTGTTGTAGATAGAATGCGTTCTGCATTTAAAGAAAAAGAAGTACAAGAAACTCTTAAAGATTTACAATCAACTAAAGGACTACTGAAAGCACTAGGTCCAAGTGACGGTTCAACTGTATCACAGATAGAAAAGTTAGCTAAAAGTAAAGATTTTATAAAAGACGTAGATAAACTACCAGACCGTTCTGTAATAAAAATGTTTTACCAGCTTGGTGACATGATAAAAGATTTTTTAACTCCTGAAACTTTTAAAAGAGCAGGTTCAAAAGTTAGTCTTAATGTTATTAGTAAAGCTCAAGCATCTGACAAATTTAATATAGATCAACTTAAAACTACAAATGAAAAATTTCAAGACCTTATATCTAGAATGGCTCCAGCAATGGATACGTCTGACATTGGAGTAAGTGGTAAGCCAGATATCATTCTTTCAGAAGAAGCAGGAAGTCGTGGACCTGGAGACACTAGTGACGTAAAGGCTCCACTTGTATCATATGGTGATGATAAGGTTGGTACAGCACCAGAACTTCAGCCTACAGACATGGATAATACTGAAGAAACTAAAAGCACATTTAATCCAGAGGAACTAGCATTATTAGAAGGTATGTCTGAAACTATTAAACCTCCTGCTGGATTATCTCCTGATCTTAGTAGAAATAGAGAACCTCAAGAAAGATCTCAGATGACCACACCTCGTCCTACAGACGATGATCCTGAGTTTCCAGAAAGGGATGATTTTACACCTAATTATGCTATCGTAGACGGTACTCCTATGGAAGATACTGATGAGTTAGGTTATGGTAGTACTTTAAGAAGATTAGATAGAAATCTAGAACCAAGAGAGCGATCTGAATTTGATGTTGGTTTTGATGATCCTACACCAATGGGTGAAGCAGATCCTAGAGATGAAGACGATGATGTAACAGGAGATCCTATAGATTTTGGTTTCTTAAAAAGTTTATTTACAACTGGTGTTGGTACAGGAAGAGATTCTGAATCAGAAGTAAATATCGGTGCAGATTATTTCTTTGATGAGCCTATGCCTATGGGAGGTGAAGCTGATCCTAGAGATGAAGATGATGATGTAATAATGAACTTTGAAGAAGGTGGTGAAGTCAAAGCAGACTTTGATGGTAAGAAAGATGAGGATGAGGATGAAGGTGATCCACCACCTCTAGCTAAACCTGAAGAAGTAGCAGACGATATACCTGCACTCTTGTCAGAAGGTGAATATGTATTACCTGCTAATGTAGTGAGATACATAGGACTAGAGCGTATTATGGATATGCATCGTCAGGTATTAGCAGAGATACAGCAGATGGAAGATCTAGGCATGATCCAGAACGTAGATAAGAATGGTGAGCCTGAAGATGATGATGATGAGATGAAATTTGCTGAAGGAGAAGAAGGTGTAACCAAAGGCACTATTATTATTGCATCAGCTAAACCAAAAGGCATGATGTGTCCAGAGCCATTAAGGTTTAATGGTGGTGGCACTGGATCAAACGATAATGATAATGATGAAGGACCAGATCCGTCAGGTATGGGAGGATTCAATGATCCTAGTGCAGGATCAGGACCAGATCCATCGGGTATGGGAGGATTTAATGATCCTAGTGCAGGACCTCAAGGATATGGTGGACCAGGACCAGGAGAACTTGGATTTGAAGGTAGAGAAAAAGCAGGTGGATTAACTGAAACAGAAAAAGCAGGTATGCCTGATACTGAAAGAGAAGCGTTAGGATTAGATGAAACTGCTACAGAATTAGATGTAGCTTTTGCAAAGTCTAAGAAAGGTTTGATAGATAGAGGTTTGTATGGTTTAGGAAAACTTGGTGAAAGAATGGGAATAGATGTTACTGAGAAAGCTGCGGCAGGAAGAGAAAAATCAGAAGCAGAAGCAAGTCAACCTGGTGATTCAGATTTTGAAATAAAAGAAGAAAATATAAAACAAGATAAAGTTGATGACGTAATTTCAGACTTAATAACTAAGAATGTATACATAGAGGGAGTTGGTTATGTTCCGCTTGCAAGTTTAATGTCACCTAGAAATGATGTAACGGTGTGACATTAGTATTGGCTACCTACTACCCTTCTCGCGGTGAGAAGCTACTAGTAGCCCCATAAGAAGAAAGTAAATAAAATGGAAGCAGTACAACAAGAAGTAAAAAACGCACCTATGCGTTACACTAAAAAGACTATTGAAGAAGAAGAAAAAGAGATCGAAGAACTAGAGGCTCAAAGAAATCCTACAGAAGAAGTAGAAGAGTCTGATGAGAATTTAGATGCTGAAGAGAAAACCTTTAAGAAAAGGTATGGTGATCTTAGAAGACACACTCAACAGCTACAGGATCAACATACAAACGAACTACGTAAATTACAACAGCAGGTAGAGAGCTTAACAAAGAAACAAGTAAAGCTACCAAAGTCTGATGAAGAATTAGAAGAGTGGACTGAAAAGTATCCAGACGTTGCAAAGATAGTAGAAACTATTGCTACAAAGAAAGCTATAGAAGCTAGAAAGGATGTAGAAGAAAGACTTAAATATGTAGATGAAATGCAAACTCAAGTTCAGTTACAGAAAGCTGAAGCTGAGTTAGAGAAGCTACATCCAGACTTTGCAGAGATTAGGGCTGATGAAGCATTCCATGAGTGGGTTGCAGAACAGCCAAAGTGGATACAGTCAGCACTGTATGAAAATGATAATGACCCAAGGGCTGCAGCAAAAGCTATAGACTTATATAAACTAGAAACACAAAAGACTAAGCCTAAAGCTAATACTA